TCAAGTCCTGAATCCATAGCACTTTATGGCTATAAATCGCAAAACATCCTATCTGCTATTCATTCAGCTATTGATGCTCAAGAGGTTGCAGATAGATATATTGCTCAGCGTGCCTTTCCATTACCGGCTTTTCAATCCATAACTTTTCCAATTACTAACCCAGAAATAGACAACAGCGATAGAGATAACCTTTTGGGTGTGTTTATGGGTCAACCCCTCAATATCCAAAACCTTCCAACTCAAATCTCAAATGGTGTTTTTGAGGGGTATGTTGAGGGATGGCGTTGGACTACAAGGTTTAATGAATTATTCCTAACCATCAATCTTTCACCAATAGCGTTTAGCCAAGTGGCGATGCGCTGGAATACTGTGCCAATCACCGAGGCATGGAACACAATTGATCCAACTTTGACATGGCAATACGCTACAATCGTAGCCTGAGATAAAGGACAATATGGCAACCACTACTAATTATGGCTGGACAACACCAGATGACACAGCTCTGGTCAAGGATGGCGCAGCTGCAATCCGCACGCTTGGATCATCTATTGATACCACAACCAAAAACTTAAACCCTTCAACAACTCTTGGTGATATTGAATATCGTTCATCAACAGCAAACACAAACACAAGACTCGGAATTGGAAACACAGGAGATGTGCTTACAGTCGCAGGCGGAGTTCCAAGTTGGGCAGCACCTGCTGGTGGTGCAAAAGTGTTGCAGGTAGTAAGCGCAACAACTACGACAGCAACTACTATTGCAGTATCTTCAATGACAGACACGACAATTACTGCAACAATTACGCCAACTTTGGCTACTTCAAAGATTCTTGTTTTAATTAGTGCAAACGCAAAAGTTTCTCGCAGCGCCGTAGATGCTGCTGGGGGTGCAATATTATTGCGAGGCGCAACTACGATTCTTGATTATTTCCCATCATCTTCACCAAGATTTACAAAAATTGAAGTAGGGGGTGCAACTAGTGTTGATGCACAAACTCAACACAGTATCTCTATTTTAGATGCGCCAAATACTACTTCAGCAACTACTTACAAATTGCAAGCATTGACTGAAAAAACTGCAAGCAGCGGACAAATTGTTTTTCAAGCAAATTCAAGCCCTTCAACTATTACACTAATGGAAATTGGAGTATAAAAATATGGCTACATCTAGTGAAGTTTTAGGTATGTTAATTCCGAATGGTGGTTATGTTCAACTGGGCGAAACTTATGAAGGTATTGAGTTTTTAGAGTGTGAGCCGATAACGAAAGCGCAATATGAAGCAGGTTTCGCTCAGTATGATGCTTGGAAAGCAGAGCAAGATGCTGCTAAAGCACAGGCTAAGGCTGAACTACTTGAGCGTTTAGGCATAACGGCTGACGAGGCTAAATTACTCTTAGCATAATCTTGAGGAATTGTGCCGATGAAACCTAAACTATGTGCAGCTGGTGTGCAGTTAAGAGATCAAGTTGATACGTGGTTTCCAGATAGGCGTACTGCCAGTGATGGGTGGGTGGGCGATAGCCGTCACTCCGCCAGAAAATCGGATCATAATCCAGACGAATTTGGGTGGGTCAGAGCAGTTGATATTGATTCTAGCCTGGGTTCATCCGAGGGGATCAGTGCTTATCTGGCTGACCAAATCCGAATCGAAGCGAAAACCGATAAACGCATATCTTACGTCATCCACAATCACCACATCGCTTCCAAGTTATTAAATTGGAAATGGCGTAGATACAAAGGCATCAATCCGCACACTAAACACATACACGTTAGCTTTACAAAGTTAGGCGACCTTAATGGCGCAGCGTTCGACATACCACTACTAGGGGGCAAGATATGAAAATAGGCAAAAAGCAACAGGCAGTGCTGAAGTCATACGCACGTGGCGTATTGGTTTCATTCTTAACATTCTTAGCAAGTAATGAACTGGGATTAGATCCTGTTGTAGCTGTAGTTATCTCAGCTCTAGCAGGCCCAGCGGTTAGGGCTTTAGACAAATCCGATAATGCTTATGGCATCGGTGCTAATGAAGCATGACACCTACAGAGTGGGCTGGCTTTGGCGCTGGCGTTATGGCCGTGCTATCAGGCGGGCTAGTAGGATTACGTTTTTTAGTTAAAGGCTGGCTAAATGAGTTACGCCCTAATTCTGGCAGCTCGATGAAAGACGCTGTTGATCGAATTGATGCAAGAAGTTTGAAACTAGAACAGCGTGTCGATGATCTCTTTGTCTTAATCAGTAAGCGATAATTTTAATTATGGCAACTACACGTAAGCGTAGAAAAATTAACAGGCGCAAGGTGCGTAAATCACCTGACCCTTTATCTAAGTTAGAAGTGTTTTATATTGCCAAGCACGAGATGTTTAAAGCTGCACGCAAAGCAGGGTTTAGTGAATCTGTTGCGTTGTATCTAATGGATAGCCCAGAGTCAATGCCTGACTGGATCGTAGGCGACAAGGGAATTATCCCAACTATTCCTACTCCTGATGAGGAAGACGATTAAGCGCTACCTGGTAATCAGCGATCTGCAGGTACCATTCCATCACGAGGTAGCTGTAAAGAATGTTATCAAGTTAGCAAGGCGGGAGAAGTTTGATTCAGTATTGGTGGTTGGCGATGAAATTGACTTTAACACAATTAGCAAATGGGCTGAAGGCACACCTTTGGCTTATAAGCAAACCATTCACGATGATCGGGAGCTTACTAAGTCGATATTGTGGGATCTCAGTGAGTACAGCCTAGAAACCTTGACGAGCGCCATACATAATGCGACTTGACTAGGTGTAATTGGATGGTCGAGATATGCCGACCAGAGCTCACTGATCCGCTTATGGTTTGTGTAAGGATGACCGTAGACCGCTCCCCTTGTATGGACCAAATCGACAACATCGGCTAGCAGCTTCTCAGTTTTTGTCATAGTCAAATACCTCATCTGACTTTAACTTGGTGTTCATTAGTCTGCGATGAGATTCCCAGCCTTGCGCACGGCCTTTCCAATAACCATTCTGGAATGCTGTGTCTCTGATTTCGTAAATGATCCAGGCAATAGTTGTTATAGCTACTATTCCCCACATCAATACATATCCAAAGTCTTTTAATTCAGTGTACATTTGTAGCCCTATCTGTCCGCATACTTTGCGGTACAGGCATAGTGTTGCACCTGTGTATGACTTTGTGGATTATTTAATAGATTATTTTGATAACGATTTGATAACGTTATGCGTAGAGTTTTCCAAGCGCTGTGAATGAGCCATCCTTGTTTATTGGCACCAGGGTTGGTGTCAGGGTCTTTCCTACGGCTTCTAGTATAGCAATACCCATCTGCCAATTCGCGCTTCCATAGCGTAAATAAGAGGCTTTTTTGCGATCCATGAGGTTTCCTACCTCAACCCCATATAAGGCCCTGTAATGGCTTCCTACGCCCTCTGCATAGGCACTCATGCCTAGTCTATGGGTGTGGCCACACAACACTGATTTACCCCATTTTTTAGCCAGGTTAAGAGCTGTAATACCTGCGTGCTGGCTCATATTGCCCTCGTCTCCATGAGCTAACATCCACCCTGGGTGAAACTCATACGCTGTTTTGTGGTACTCCATACCCATATCCTTAAATCCCATAAATGCTGGGTACTGTAATTCAGGCAGGCTAATTAAGCCAGGTACCTTTAATAAAGTGTTATATAAGCGATCAGTATGATTACTGCGGATAATATGACACTCTCGGCTGTACTCACTGAGATCCCACAATATCGACTTAGTAAGTTCCCGATCATCGTGAATGGTTTGCCTATAAGCCAAAGGTGTGCCTTCAGCCCATTTGCTAATTGTGTTAAAGTCAATTTCATCCCCAACCACCAATACTGAATCAAACTTCTCCCGCCTGGCTAACTTGATAACATTCTTTACAGCTACCTCGTGATGAAATGGTACCTGCAGATCGCTGATTACCAGGTAGCGCTTAATCTTCTTCCTCATCTGGTGTAGGGATACGTGGGATAATTCCCTTGTCGCCTACTACCCAGTCAGGCATTGACTCTGGACTATCCATTAGATACAACGCAACAGATTCACTAAACCCTGCTTTGCGTGCAGCTTTGAACATCTCGTGTTTGGCAATATAAAACACTTCTAACTTAGATAAAGGCTCAGGTGATTTGCGTACTCTGCGCCTGTTAATTTTTCTACGCTTGCGTGTAGTTGCCATAATTAAAATTATCGCTTACTGATTAAGACAAAGAGATCATCGACACGCTGTTCAAGTCTTGTTATTTGATCCTTCATACTTGATCCACCATTAGGGCGCAACTCATTAAGCCAGCCCCTAACTAAAAAACGTAATCCTATTAGCACGCCTGATAGCACGGCGATAACGCCAGCGCCAAAGGATGCCCATTCTTGCGGGCTCATTTATCATTAGCACCGAGGCCGTAAGCACTGTCGGATTTATCTAAAGCCCTAACTGCTGGACCTGCAAGCGCTGACACAATTACAGCTATAGCAGGATCTAAACCAATCTCATTACTTGCTAAGAATGTTAAGAATGAAACCAATACGCCACGTGCGTATGATTTTATTACAGCCTTCTGCTTCTTGCTTATTTTCATATCTTGCCCCCTATTAGTGGTATATCGAACGGCCTATCATCTAAATCGCCTAACTTTGTAAAGCTGATATGTATGTGTCGCTTATGTGGGTTAATGCCTTTGTATTTACGCCAACGCCAATTTAATATCTTCGAGCATATTCGCCCATTGAAGATGACGTATGATAGGCGTGGATCCGATTTGGCTGCGACTCTGATCTGGTCAGCCAGATAAGGTGCGAGGCTGTCGGATGACTCCAACCGAGCATTAAGATCAAGACCTCGGACCCACCCAAATTGGTCTGGATTATGATCCGATTTTCTGGCGGAATGGCGACTATCGCCCAACCATCCTTCTGGACTTTTAGTGCAGCGATCTGGAAACCACGTATCAACTTGATCTCTTAACTGCACACCAGCTGCACATAACTTTGGTTTCATTACAAACCTAGAGCTTGTAAATCCTCAACAGTTAAACCAAGTGCTGCAAGTTTTACCTGTGCTGTTTCCTTGGCTTCAGCCTTTGCTTCAATTTCTGCATTTCGTTTTTTATTTTGTTCTAATAAAATTTCATATTGAACAAATTCATCATCTGTCATTTCTCTGTCAATAATTTCATTAGTTTCTGTATTATGTATTTTTATTATTGGTTTATTCATTAATTCACCCCATAAAGTATATAAGTGCCTGCACTCCAAGTAGAGCCAGTAGGTAATATATCAATTCTATTAATTGCTGATGTTGATTTGTAAGTTGCAGTTGCACTTGTAGTCAAAGTGTAAGTTGAAACCTTAAATTGCGACTCCCAAGTCATCATCTTAAAACAAGTTGTGTTGGCATAGTCTAACAATGTTAAATATAATGAATTGTCTTGTGCGCCGCTGGCTGGATTAAAATTTTCATTGATATTTATAGTGTTATTTACAACACCATTTGTTGCATAACTTGAACCCATCATTTGAAATAAAGAAACATAACAATTTGCAGTTGTATCGTTATTTAATGTCATTTGAAAATTGCCAGCACCTGTCCAAGTGGCATCTCTTAAAACTAAAACCAAATCTTTATAACTGGCAGATATGCTGGTTAAAGACAAACTGCTTCCTGATAATGAACCGCTTGCGATTGATGTCATTCCACCACCACTTGCGGCAGCCGCCCATTTTAATCCAGTTGCAGTTGAACTATCGGCAGTTAATACTGTGTCATTTGCGCCAACTGCTAAACGGCTTACTGTGTCAGCTGCGGTGGCAGCAATAATGTCGCCTTTAGCATCTACAATATTTGCAGATATTGGATTGGATGCGCTTTGTGCTGCCCAAGTTGATCCTGTATAAACTTGTATTACGTCTGTATCTTTAAGATAACACGCATTACCTTCTTGCGGTGATGTTACTGCGGCATCTCTAGCTGCGGCACTGGCAAATACCCAAATGCCCTGCATCAGATAACCATCGACATCGCCGGCGGTCAAGACCTCACCAGTAGCGAAGTCCTTAAATCCTAACCCTGCTGCCATAGTTTCTCCTTAATAGCTGAGTACATTGTAGTCTAACCGACCGTATATATTATTATTTAGAATCAGCGCGTCGATAACTGGCTCCAGCGTAGTAAATACGGTTTTGAAGCTATTCGGCGTTATCGTATTGGCAACACCGAAAATCTGTAAAGTTTTTTCTAGGGTAGATCCGCCTGGCTGGGTAGTCAGAACGGTTATTGGATCAAAGAAATCAAGGTCTAAAGCCGCGATAATCCCGGTATCGTAGTTAGGCGTATAAAGGTCTAAGACTATGGCATCGCATCGGATTGAAGTTTCGGCCCGGCTGGCCACATACGCCCGGGCGTAATCTAAAGCCACTGCGTCGGTCTGCATCAGTAGCTCGTTTAGAAAATAACTATGTGCGAAGTATTTATCGATACTTGGCTGATTGATTGCCACCTGGGGCGACCCATTGGCCCTGGTGATTGTGGCCTGATTAAAGACTAATACGTCGTTTAGAATCCAAGCCGCATCCTGGTATATAATACCGGTACCGTTATCTGCAAATAAGGTCGGAGTAGCTCCTATAGAGCCGGCTGTAACGGCTCGATCTTGGAATACAAAGGACCCGGAAGCATCGACGTATAAAGC